GGATGGCAGTTAAAATCTATTTTGATTCACTATAAAAACAAACACAATGAGTTACGATTTCGTTAGTATTGACAACAAAGATTCTGTAGTTTACAGAATAGCACAACTTCTAAAGACAAGGAGCGAAACTGGAATAAGGAAGTACGGCACAACTTTAGACCGAACGGATTTAAGCGTAAAGCAATGGATAGACCATGCTATAGAAGAAGCACTAGATCACGCACTTTATTTACAAAAAATAAAAGATTCTTTATGAAAATTTCAGATTGCTGCGGAGCAGAAATGACCGAACCAATAATGGAAGACTACGGAATATGTCCAGAATGTCAAGACCATTGCGAATGGATAGATTATGATTCAGACGATGATTTAATTTATAATAATTTTTGTCACGAAGGCGGAATTAAGTATGAAAACAGATAAGATAGCAGTAATGTTAAAGAAGAACCAAGAAAGACAGAATTTACATTGGAGAATAACTAATAAGGGTAAGTTATTTGAGCATAACGGATTATGGTATGATGAATCCTTTTTAGAACAAATGTTCCCAAAATATGAACTATGTAAATACCTGACTAAAGGAGAAAATCCAGATAGTAAGAGTTTAAAATGAGGTGTAAACTTTGCAATAAACATTTCACAATAACTATACATAAAAGCCAAAGAGGACTGGCTAAATGCCCTCATTGTGGTTATGACGGCAGCAGAATTAACAAGATGGGCGAAGGCTCATCTAGAAAAGATGGGTCACAGATTGAATCGGGTAAACAATATTCCAGTAAGACGCAGGAAGGGAACAATAGAAAAGGGATGGGCAGACTTGCAGGGGTATGACCAAAACGGAATATATACCGCAGTAGAGGTAAAAACCGAAATGGACAAACTAAGCGACGAGCAGAGGGCAAGGCTTCAAGATGCTGAAAAATGCGGTGCTAATGTTTTTATTTGTACCTTAGTGGACGGAGAACCATTTTTAGTACAGTTTGAAGGCTACAAGAAATGATATTTTAATTGAGTTTTGGGAATCGCAGGAAGTAAACCATGCGATAAGCAAGATGCAACCTATAGAGTTACAAGAAGAGTTAAAGAGTGAATTATTTTTAAGAATCGCAGAAATACCAGAAGATAAACTAATAGATCTCTATAATAAAAAGCAATTAAGATTTTATGTAGTCAGGATAATGTTAAATTTAATTAGAAGTACAGACCATAAGTTTTATAAGAAGTTTAGAAACTTTGTGGAGTATGTACCAATAGAAGAAATAGAAAATGAGCAGGTTGATGTTAGCAATTATGTTAGGGAGCATTATGAAAGTTTGTACTGGTATGACCAAGAAATATTCAGACTTTACACGTTTCAGTTTGACTGCAATGCAAAAAAGTTAAGTCACGCTTTAGGGATACCTTACATATCGGTAGTGAGAACAATTAACAAGATAAAAAAAGATTTAAAAACTAAAATAAGAGGCAATGATTAAATTTTTATTATGGCTAGAGAATTACAGAACTTATTTAATGGAGAAATCGGGATGGGGCAAATTATAATTGCAGCCGTTTGTTTTGCGGTATTCTTTGTAGACATTCATAGATTTTATGCTAAATGGAAACTAAACTTTAAGCCTTTTAACTGTGCTTCTTGTTTGGCTTCATGGGTTGCATTAATTTTATATTTCTGTCCTACGATTATCGTAAATGTTTTTTTTATAATGTTTGTGTCTGGAGTAGCTGCACCTCTTTTTAAAATATTAATAGATATATTATGGAACAAGAGCACAAAGACTACCTAGAGCAAAACATAGGTAACTATCATACCTGCCAGAATGGGTATATAAGAAACCTAGATATACACCTATTGAATATGTATGAGCATATCTATAGGACTTATTTAGATCCTCAGTTTGTTTTGACAAAATGGTGTTCTAGTTGTGTTATGGAATGCGTACAGAGGCTTTATGCTTATTACTTGTCATTGCCTCAAAAAAAAGTCCAAGATGTACAAATAATTGTACAAGAAAATGTACAGAAAAAAAGAGGAAGACCAAAAAAATGAGAATACTAGGAATAACGCAAAAGCATAGCGGAGTAGGATGGCATAGAATAATGATGCCACTAACCCATATGAAAAAAGACTATTGTCTAATAACTGACCTACTAAATGAGGAAGTTTTAGAGATAGGTTTTGATATTGTCGTTATAAATAGGATGCTTAACATAGATCCTGAGCAGATAGAAAAGTGGAAAGTTAAATACAATTTTAAACTAGTCATAGATAATGACGACTACTGGAAACTAGACGCTACTCACGTTCTTTATAATCGTTATCAAAGTGGGGATATAGCTAACAAGATTACTAACTATTTAAGGCTAGGGGATATAGCAACTGTAACCCATGATAGGTTAGCTGAAGAGGTTTTTAAATATAATCCAAATGTCCATATTTTACCTAATGGATTGCCATATGGGGATGAACAATACTTGAATAAAAAAATCCCTAGTAATGTTGTTAGGTTGTTTTGGTCTGGCTCAGATACACACCAACACGATTTAAAAATATTAAAAGAACCTTTAAAGAGATTAACAAACCTACCAGTTAAAATGGTTATGGCTGGTTATGTAGATAACCATGTATGGGATACAATGGCTTATTATTTTAGTGCAGGTAGAAAGCTTGATACTAAAATTTACCGCTATAATGACGTCACTAGGTATATGGAAGCTTATGGGGATTCAGATATAAGTTTGATTCCCTTAGTAGACAGTAAATTTAACGGAATGAAATCTAATTTAAAGATTTTAGAAACGGCTGCAAAGCAAAACCCTGCTATTGTTAGTAACGTACATCCTTATAAGGATATGCCAGTTTTCTACGTTAATAAACAAACTGATTGGTTTAAGTGGATAAAACTTTTAACACATGATAAATGGCTAAGAGAGGAAAGCGGAAAAGAGTTATATAACTATTGTTATGAGAATTTTAATCTTCATGTGATAAATCAACAAAGAGAAAGCATTTATAAACAGATATGCCAGTACTCAAATGCAATTCAAACGGAAAGTACAGAATAGGAAGCGGCTCATGTATTTATGAGACCGAAGAAGCAGCACATAGATCATGGGCAGCTATTAGAGTAGCAATGGCAGATAGTTACAATGACTATCCACAAGCGGCGGTTAACGCTGCTAAAAGAGCAGTTGCATGGGCAGAAAAAAACGGATGGGGTTCTTGTCTCACTCAAGTGGGGAAAGCCAGAGCATACCAAATTTCAAGAAAAGAAAATATAACGAGGGAAACTATAAGCAGGATGGCGGCTTTTGCTAGACATCTGCAATATAAAGATGTTCCATATTCAGAAGGCTGCGGTGGATTAGCCGTTGACGCATGGGGTGGACAAGCTGGTATTGAATGGGCTCAAAGAAAACTTAAAGAATTAAAAGGTGAGTAGATTAGAAGAACTAGGGATAAACATAGGTTTATCTATTGCAGGTTTTTTTGGTTCAGTCTTTTTCATAGAGAAAGGAAAAGACTTTAAAGAAACTTTAGTTGCGATGTTTGGCGGTGTGGCTTCAGCTAACTATCTAACTCCAGTAGTTTGCGACTGGTTCGGTATTGATAAGATCAACCATCAATTTTCAGTAGCCTTTTTATTAGGCTTTATGGGTTTAAAGGGAGTTGAAAGGATAGTACATAAATTGTTCAACCAAAAATCAAAAATATGAAAGAGTACTTTCAAAATCTAAAGACAACCATTTTCGGTGCAGTAGCTGGTCTTCCTATTCTTTTAGAAGGTCTAGCATCAAAGAACTGGGAAAGAGTCCTAGAAGGTCTAGGAATTATCTTAATCGGAATCTTTGCGAAAGATGCCAAGTGATAAAATCACAATAGAACGAATAGCATTGCTTCATCCCAAGTTAAGGGATGAGGCTTTAGCTATTTATAAGGAAATAGTAGATGTTCTAGGTGATAAGGTAATGTGTAGATTCACACACACTTTACGCACTATAGCAGAACAAAATAAACTTTACGCTCAAGGCAGAACAACTCCTGGAAGGATAGTTACTAACGCTAGGGGCGGTCAGTCATTCCATAATTACGGATTAGCAGTAGATATAGTATTAATGCATGATAATAATAACGATTGGATTTATGAAACAATTAGTTATAATAGAGAAACAGATAAAGATAATGATGGTCAAAAAGATTGGCAGGAAGTCGTAAATATTTTTAAAAAATATAATTGGAAATGGGGAGGTGACTTTAAAACATTTAAAGATTATCCACACTTTGAAAAGAATTTAGGATATAGTATATCTAAGTTGCAATATTTATAC